GGGCCAGAACTTCATCTTCGGGCCGTTTCCGGATTCGAACTACGCAATCACGGGTATCTACTGGCAGCGCTTTCCGCCGCTCACGAGTACCAACCTGGTCACGTGGATGACCCAGACGACGCCGCTCATGCTGCTGCAGGCGGCCAACGCGGCGGCAGCCACCTTCCTCAAGGATATGCAGATGATGCAGTTCTGGGAGTCGTCCTATCAGTCGACGATGACGGCGTTCCTGCTGGCTGACCGCGCCGAAGAGCAATCCGGCTCGGCCATGGCAATGGTGGCTGGCTGACATGATGCTCCCCATCGCCGATTACGCGCCGGACCTGCCGCCGAACAACAGCGAAGGCGCGTCCGCGAATATCGTGAACCTCTTTCCGCGCACGAAGGAATCGTGGGGGCCGGTGGGCGCGCTGGTGCCGTTCGGTGGCTCGGGACTGGTATCGCAATGTCTTGGCGCAGTGACAGCAATCGATGTGAGCGCGAACAACTACATCTTCGCGGGCGATGCCACCAGCCTCTATCTGCAGTCGCCTGGCAGCAGCGGATTCACGGCGCTCAATACGACTTACACGCTGGTCGCTGGCGAGAAATGGAATTTTACGCAGTATGGCCAGGCGATCATCGCCGCCGGCTGGGGCAACAATCTTCAATCCTATACGCTCAATTCGAGCGCATCCTTCGCCAATCTGGCGTCCTCAGCGTACGTACCCCAGGCGCGCTACATCGCGGCCATCCGGGACTGGGTGATGGTGGGTAACACCTACGACACGACGAACGGATCGCAGCCGCAGCGCGTGCAGTGGTGCGCAATCGACGACCCGACCACATGGCCGCAGTTCGGCAGCAACACGGAAGCGCAGTTGCAGGCGGGCTCGCAGATTATCCCCGGCACCCAGGGATGGATCATGGGCATGGTTGGCAACCTGGGTAATGCTGACGGTGCGGTCTTCTTCGAGCGCGCGATCTGGCGCGTGGTGTATCAGGGCTCACCGACGGTCTTCGGCTTCTACCCGGCAGAAGGCGCGCGGGGCACGCCGGCACCGGACAGCATTGTCCAGATGGGGCCCCTTGCCTACTACCTTGGCGAAGACGGTTTCTATGCGTTTGACGGCGCCCAGTCGACACCCATCGGGCTGGACCGCGTCGACAAGACCTTCTTTGCAACGGTCAATTCGGCCTATCTCTACAACGTCATCGGCGCGGCCGACCCGCTTAACCGGGTCATCATGTGGCTGTATCCGTCGATCAACTCGGCCAACGGCGTAGGCGACTCCCTGCTTGTCTTTAACTGGGCGCTCAACAGGTGGGGCTTCGCGAACGTCAACGCCGAATATATCTTCCGCGCGATTACGCAAGGCTGGACCCTCGACGGGCTAGACAGCTACGACGGTGGCATCTACAACCTCGACACGTTGCCCTATCCGCTCGATTCGCGCGTGTGGGCCGGCGGCCAGGTACTGATGGGCGCGTTCAACGGTTCTCACCGTCTCGCCTATTTCACGGGAGCGCCGGGTATCGCGACGGCCGACACCGTTGAAATCGAGCCGTTCGGAAGCTCCGGCAAGCGCGCGTTTCTGTCCGCCACGCGCCCACTCGTGGATAGCGGTGCGCCAACCGTGCAGATCGGCACGCGCAACCGCCTGATTGACGCGCCGAGCTTCAGCGCGCCGAGCGCGATCAACGCGAACGGTGAATGCCCGGTGCGGGCGGATGCGCGCTACATGCGTGCCCGTATCCAGCTCACAGGCACTTTCACGAACCTGCAAGGCATCGAGGTGCCGCAGGAAGCATTGCAGGTGTCGGGGTCGCGATGACGGTGAACAAAGGCTATCCGCTCGCGCCGCAGACACTGCCGAACGAGAAAGAGCACCGGCGCCTGATCGCGCAGACGGCGAACCTCGCGATGCAGGGCAAGCTCAATGCCGTGACGCAGGTGACACTCACGGCCAGCTCGACGACGACCACGCTAACTGACGCGCGGATCGGCGCGAACACCGGAATTTTCTTTTCGCCTCTTACAGCCGATGCCGCAGCCGCCCTGGGTGGCCTGTACGTATCCGCTCAGCAGAAAGGTCAGGCCACGCTCACGCACGCGAGCACGGCCAGCGTCGACCGAACCTTCAACGTCCTACTCATCGGCTAGACACCCATGCTCTACGGCATCCAGCGCGCCGAAGTCAATTCGGTGTGGGAAGACGTGCGCGCGCCGATCGAGGACGCATGCAAAACCACGCGCGGCAAGTTCGACGCCGAGGACATACGGGCGGGTCTTTTGACGGGCGAAGACCAGCTCTGGATCTGGAGAACACAGACGGCATTCGCTGTCGGCATCACCCGTCTCGCGAACTACCCGAAACAGCGCGTTTGCACGCTTCGCATCGTCACAGGAAACAACGTGGATGAGTGGTATCTGCCATGCCTGGACACGATCGAACGCTGGGCCAAGGCAAACGGATGTCACGCGATGGAGTTTCAGGCGAGGCCCGGATGGGAACGGTTTATCCGTCCGCTCGGCTACGACAAAACCCATGTCTACTTGGAAAAATCGCTATGATCCGCAACCCTCGAGAACTGCATCTGATGCGCCTGGGTTTGCCGCCGACTCCTGCAAATGGCGGCGGCGGTGGCAACACAACGAGTAATTCAGTTTCCACTCCGTGGACGGGCCAGCAGCCCTACCTGAGCAGCGTCTTCGGCGGCGCGTCGAACACGTACAACCAGTATGCGGCCAATCCTTCAGCGTCCGTTGCGGGTTTCACGCCTATGCAACAACAGGCGATGGGAAATGCACAGAACGTTGCCAACGGCACTGATTTTGGCAACGCCGCAACGCTGAATAATTCGGCCAGCGGCTATACCAGCAATCTGCTGAACGGGCAGTACCTTAACTCGAATCCCGCTAATGGCGCGCTGTCGAACATCGCCAACGGCTCGGAGCTCAACCCGAACAGCAATCCCTACATGCAGGGGATGGCGAACGCGGCCAACACGAACATCATAAACGCGTACCAGACGGCGACCGCACCGCAGACGACTAGCGAGTTCGAGGGTTCGGGGCGCTACGGCTCAGGCGCGATGACGAACGCGCAGAACATGGCGCAACAGGGACTCGCGACGCAGCTTGCCAATGCGCAGAACAACCTCTACGGCTCGATGTACCAGCAGAACGAGGCCAACCAGCTAGGAGCTACGTCCCAGTTGAGTGGCAACTACAACACGGCGGCGCAACAGCAGCTTCAGGGCTCGTATAACGCGCCTAACGTGATCAATTCCGTGAACGCTGCGAACAGCAACCTCTACAACATGGGCGGCAACCAGCAGGCGCTGGCGCAGTCGCAGATCAACGCGCCATGGCAACTGCTGAACAACTACTCGAACCTGATTCAAGGCCAGTATGGCGGCAATACGTCGACCACGACGCCGTACTACACGAATCAGGCGGCGGGCGCGATGGGTGGCGCGATGGGCGGCGCTGCGCTCGCTGGCTCGATGGGATACAACCCGGCCTACGGCGCAGCCGCTGGCGGCCTGATGGGCATGCTCTAAGGAGAATATGACATGGCCAATTGGCTTTTTCCTGCTGTACTGGGCACGCTTGGTGCGGTCGCGGGCACCTTGGCGGCACCGGGCGCCGGCACCGCAGCGGGCGCAGATGCGGGTGCGGCAGCGGGGGCGGGTGCCGGCGCAGCTGGCGGTGCTGCTGCTGGCGCGGGTTTAGGCGCCGCCACCGGCGCCGGGCTGGGTGCCGCTGGTGGAGGCGTGGCGGGCGCCGGCATGGGGACCGCTGGCGGCTCCGCTCTTGGAGGCGGCCTGATGGGTGCCGATATCGCTGGGAGCGGCGCTCTTTTTGGTCCGGTTGCCGGAATGGGCGGCGCCGCCATGGGCACAGGCATGGGGACCGGAGCTGGCATGGGTGCGGGGATGGGCACTGGCGCATTAGCCGGTGCCGGTCCCTCGGCCTTCGGTGGCTCCTCAATGGCCTATCCGTTCTCGATGCCTGCTGCGGGAGGTGGCTTTAACCCGGGGATGGCGATGAACGGCATGCGCATGCTGCAGCAGTCACAGCAGCAGCCGCAGCCGATGGGACAAGTGGCGCGTCCGATGCCGATGGGCGGCGGCATGCGCAACCCGAACATGCCGATCTCGCAGCCGATGCCCTATACGCAATTCGGATTCTCGTCGCCTCCTAACGGCATGATGGGGTACTGACATGGCCGGATTTTTCGATCCAACCGACCCGACTATGGGTGGCCTGATGGGGGCGTCTTCTAATCCTGTGGGAATGGGCGGCATGATGGGCATGCTTGCTAATCCGCAAACCGCGGGGATGCTCGGCATGTCGCAGGGGCTGCTCAACGCGTCCGGGCCGTCACGCATTCCTGTCACGATGGGGCAGGCGATGGGCGCGGGCCTCGGCGGGATGCAGCAGGACGTCGGTAACGCGTATCAGCTTCAGCGCCAGATGATGATGATGCAGGCGATGAACAATGCGCTCGGCGGCGGCCAGCAGCCGGGTGGGCAGCAAGCTCCGGCCCCTCAAGTCGCGCCGGCGCCGGCAGTGGCTGGCGGAGCCAACAGCGGCCCGATGTCTGGCCTGATGGCTGGAATGGGCTCCATGGCTCCGACGCCTCAATCGGCCGCCTCGTCAGCGCAGGGCGCATATCCTGCGGCTCCATCTGCCTCCGCCAATGATCCGGTTATCCCCGGCACCGGGATGACGGCCAGCCAGATGATGCAGAAGGGCCAGGCGTGGAACCTGATTTCGCCCGGGTCCGGCACTCCTTACATTGAGGCGGCGTTTAAGTACAACCCGGCTATCGCTGCTTCAATGCCCACTGACATCACGAAGATGGGTGTGCAGGGTGGTATGACAGCGCAGCAGATTCAAGCGGCAAATTTAGCCGGATTGAACAAGGCGAACGCCCCGGTTTCGCTGCGCTCACCAATTTACTGGGACCCGACGACCGGCACCGCTCAGGCTGTGCCGGCCAGCGTTCTGCAAGCGGGATATGGCGCGCAGTACGGCGCTCAGGAGGGCGCCAAGGCGGCCAACCAGAATGAGCAGGTGTGGGACCCGACCGCGAACAACGGACAGGGCGGCATGGTGTTCCAGACGCGCGCCCAGATCAATGCCGCGGCGACGGGAGCGCCGACGTCTGAAGCCAATGCTTCCGTGCCGGCCGGAATCAGGAACAACAACTTCGGCAACATCAAGGGCGCCAACGGGCAGTTCGCCACGTATGACACGCCGCAGGCTGGAGTCAATGCGGCAGACCAGTTGCTCTCGACTTACGGCAGCAGGTACGGCATTAACACGCTGGCTGGCATTGCCAACCGCTGGAGCCCGAAAGGCGAAGGCAACAACGACCCGGCAGCGAAGGCGGCAACGATGGCCGCAGCGAGCGGCGTCGGCGTGAACGACCCGATTAACCTGGCTGATCCGGCCACACGGTCACGCATTCTGCCGGCGCTGTTCGACACTGAGACACCCGGATGGCGCACGGCTATTGGCGGCGGTCAACCTGCGCCGCAGCGCGCCGGCCCGACGGCTGCACAGCCGCCAATGGGTGCACAGACCGCGGCCAATGCGTCGCAGGGCGCCCCAAGCGAGCAGATGAAGACCGCCTATGGATCTCTCTCAACCGCCGACGCAAACTACCAGCAGTCGCGCGAAGCATTGAATGAGATGCTGAATCTCGCGGGCAACAAGGGCGTCGCAGGGGGCGCTCTCGGCCTGCTGCCGGAAAGCGTCGCTACACGTATCAGTCCGGATGCCGCGACTTACCAGAAGGCCCATGCTACCTATGTGGCGCTTCAGGGTAAGGCGCTCGGCTCGGGCGGTACCGACGCATCCCGGGCGACGTTAGATGAGGCGGTGCCGACCTACGACAAGCCACAGCCGGCGATGGTGACGGGCCTGACGAACCAGCTCAACAACCTCGATCAGAGCCACCTCAAAACCCAGTTCCTGACGCCGATCTACCAGCAGGGAAACGAGAAGGCCTTCACCCAGCAATCGGCTGCGTTCGACCAGAACATCAAGCCGACGATGATGCCTATCCTGCAGTTGCAGGGTGATGCGCAGCGCGCGGCGGTGCAGTCCGCGATCAAGGCGAATCCCGCGCTGCGCCCGAACTTCGAGTGGGCGTTCAACAATGGATTGCTGAAATGAGCGCATTCGACGATTACCTGAACGCGCCAGCGCCTCAGGCGCAGCCGTCGTTCGATGCTTACGTTGGCGCTGCCCCTGCGGTCCCGGCGCCGGCAGCGGGCGGCACGGGAGCCGCGGCACCTCAAGCCGCTGCCGGGCAAACTCCGGGCATCCTCACATCCGGCCTGGTCGGTTTCGGAAAGGGCCTCGGCAACGTCGCATCCGGCATCGAGCAGCTCGCCGGAAAGGGATTGCAGGCAGTCGGCGGCATCGGCGAATCGCCCAACCTTACGAGCACGATCACCGGCCAGCCGCCGCAGAACTTCCTTGGCCGCGCGGGCAACTATCTCGTCAACGATGCGAACTTCGGATTGGACGCGGCGCAACAGGGCGCGGCACCGTACGCCGCCGCGCATCCGATCGCGACGGGCGCCGGCCAGATCGCGGGCAATGTGGCCGGGACCGCTCCCGCGATGGCGCTGGGACCTGGATACGCTGGCTTGGGGTTGCTCGGAAAGATGGGCGTCGGTGCGTTGCAGGGCGCGGCTGGCGCTTCGATGATGCCGGTGCAGGATCCGGGCGATGACTATTGGACCCAGAAGGGCGAGCAGACTGGCCTGGGCGGCTTGCTAGGGGGCGCCACGCCTGCGGTAGCCGCTGGTGCCAAGGCGGCCGGAAAAGGCCTATGGAACGTCGTGCAGCCCGTCGTGCAGCCGGGTAAGTTCGTCGGCCAAGGTTTGGCCAATGCAATGGACCCGGCAGAAGCAGCAGCGGCAGCAGCGAATATCCGCAGTGCGCCGCAGTACGTACAGGGTTCCGTGCCTACCACCGCGCAGGCCGCACAGACGCCTGTCATGGTGCAGACCGAAAAGGCAGCCGGCAATATTCCTGCATTCAAGACTGCTTCGACCCAACGCGCCATCGATAACAACGATGCACGCTGGTCGACTCTAATGGGCGTTGCGCAGGATCCAGCGGCACTCGATGCGGCAACACAGGCGCGCGCGGCCACCGCGCAGCCGCTTTATGACGCAGCCCATCAGGCGACCGCGAACGTGGGTCCGGCGTTCATGCGGTACGCACAGATTCCCGAGATGCAGGAAGCGATGCAGCGCGCCAACGCGCTAGCGTCCTTAAATGCAGCGACCGGGCGCGGCATAGCCCCGGTGTGGCCTACGCCTCAATCAAATACGATCAACGGCGCGGCGCTTGACTATACTTCGCGAGCGCTAGGGGACATGATCGATGAAGCGCAACGCACCGGTGCAAATACGCGTGCCGGCGCGCTCACGGCGCTGCAAAGAAATGTGGATAGCTGGACGCGAAGCTATATCCCGGGCGTACAACAGGCCGATGCGGCCTACGCGGCAGCCAGTGTGCCAGTGAACACGATGGAGGCCGGCCAGCAGATCGCGAACGGTCTCGGCACCCGCGCGATGAATGCAGGCGGCGCGCCGGAGATCCAGCTCAATCCATTCCGCACAGCGCTGCAGCAGGCCATGAGAGGCCAGCCCTACGGCATCGATGCAAACGCGCTCCAGCAGCTTCAGGGCATCGGCCAGGACCTTCAGCGCGCAACGGTCTCGAACTCCATCCGCTCACCTGGCAGTGATACCGCGTACAACCTTGCGGCAAATGGGTGGCTTGCGCGACAACTATATGGCCCGGCGTTTGGCGGTAGCACTGCACTGGGGCGCACAATTGCTGGCGTCGGCACGGCGGCGATGGGGCATCCGTGGGCCGGCGCGGGGATCGCGAGCGGCATGGGCAGAGTCGGAACGACAGTCGGGAATCGCCTTCAGAACCATCTGTCAGGGCTTCTTATGAACCCGGACACGGTCCTCCCGTACCTCGATGCTCGTGCTGCCTCGGCGGCGCAACAGATTCCAGGCCCGCTTATGCAGGGGCTCCTGAACTACGGGCGTCCAGCCGCCATTCAGGGGCTTCTTGGCGGCTTCAATAATGCCAGCAATAAATGAAATGACAGCCACGACCCCGAGCTTGACGAGACCGAGCACCAGAACGTCGTGCATGAAACCCTCCGACCCGGCCACGTGCCGGGTTTCGTCATTATAGGTGAATAGAAATGGCACTCTGGCAGTGGTCAACCACCCCGGCGAATAACGCGTCGGCTGGCTCGATAGACTGGGCGCCAAGCCAGCCGCCATCGACCGTGAATAGTTCCGCGCGGCAGATGATGGCCGATGTGGCCGTGTGGTTCCAGTCCCCGGAATGGGTCAACTATGGCCTGACGCTGACTTACGTAAATGCAGCCCAGTTCACGGTAACCGGCAACCAGACGGCGGTCTATACGGTCGGCCGCCGCGTGCGCACGTTAAACACGGGCGGCACGTTCTATGGAACGATCACGGCGTCCGTCTACACGTCGCTGACCACGGTCACGGTGACGCTCGATAGCGGGTCGCTCGACAGCGGCCTGTCAGAGGCGGACGTAGGCATCCTGAATCCAGCCGCGCCATCAAATGTCCCAGGCGGCCACGCCTTTTATAGCGGCGCTGGCACCTATACCTTCACCGCCCCCAAGACGGGCAATTACACCTTTAGTGGCTGCGCGCCCGGCGGGGGTGGTGGGGGTGGGGGTGGCACCGTAGGCAGCAGCGGCAACGCCGGGGGCGGCGGGGGCGGCGGGGGCGGCGCAGGACAGCCGCTTCTGTCGCAGACCGTCTCGCTAACTGCAGGCCAGACGGTTTCGATCACAATCGGCTCACCTGGAACCGGCGGCACTGCGGGTCAAGGGACTGGTAGCAATGGTGGTGGTGGCGGCTCGGGGGGAACGACCGCGATCGGTGCGCCTGTTTCCGCCACATTACAAGGCGGCGGCGCTGGTGCTGGCGGCGGCGGCCAGACCTCGACCACAGCGGGCATCCCCTCTGGTCTGGCGGGCGGCCTGGGTGGCAGCGGCTACCCACAGGGGCAATGTGGATCTGACGGCAACTACACAGGCAATGGCGGCCAGGGAGCATCCGGACCATTCGGCGGCGGCGGCGGCGCGGGGCGGGCGGCCATAGTCACCAATGTCGCGCAGACGGGAGCGCCCGCTAATGGCTTTGGTGCTGGCGGCGGCGGTGGTGGTGCATCGTATGGTAATAGCGGCGCTCAGGCGGCCGGCACCGGCGGTTCCGCAGGCGCCGGATGCGTAAATATCGAGTGGTAAAGAAACGAAAACCACACTCAACATTTCGGGGAAATCATGCCGACGACAGACGAACTTGAAGCCGCCGACCGGGAGCACGCGATGGCGATTGCTGAACTCAAACTGCGTGTGAAGGGGCACGGCGAGGCGATTGACCGCCATGAGCACCACATGCAGAAGCTCGACGAAACGGTTACCGATCTACGCGTGACACTCAGCCGCGTGGCGACGAAGGATGACATTGGCGAGCTGCGCGGCGACATCGCGAACAAGTTCGACGAACGCCTGCGTGACGCACAGCGCTCCATTCCGGAAAAGGTCGCCGTCGTGTTCTCGGCCGGCATGTTCCTGATCGCGATCATCACGCTTGTTGTGAGCCTGTCGCACGGCCATGGATGACGAACTGCTTGACCAGCGCTTCGAGCTGATCGACGACCGGTTTGAGCATCATGACAAGCGGCTCGATGCGCTCGAGCAGGTCAGGGAGGACCGCGCAGACGCCAGGGAATCGCGGCATGCCCGCGCCATGAACTGGACGATGGTGGGCCTGTTCGTTGCGGAAGTCGTGATTGGCATCCTTCAGCTCGCCTGGATTGCCCACCATGCGTAACCCGGTCCTGCGCCTCTATCTGACGGTCAGGAAGCCACGCAACTTTCTCAGGCTGCTCTGCCTGTTCATCACCACCTCGCTGATCCTCCACGTCTTTCGCGGCTACGACGCGGACTGGGGGTCGACCAATCTGATCCTGTCGATTGAAGCGACCATCGCCGGGGCGGTGATGCTGATGGTGCAGGAAGAAGCTGCAGAGATGCAGGAAAAGATGCTCAAGGCGCTCGTGAGCATGGCCGAAGCGCAGCACGCGATGCTGGCCGATTACGGAGCACTGCTGCTCGCGATAAAGGACGCCGACGAACGGCTCCTGAATGTACTCACCGCAAAGGAGAAAAACGATGACCTGGCTTGATATGGCGATTGATCTCGCTAAACAGTTCGAAAGTTGCCGTCTGGAAGCGTATCCGGACCCTGAGTACGGCTGGCGCGTCGCGACCGTAGGATACGGCGCGACCGGCCCCTCAATCGTCCAGGGGACCGTCTGGACGCAGGATGAGGCGGACGCCGATCTCCTCTATCACATGACCGGCCTTGGCGTGCATATCGACAGCGTTGTGACGGTGCCGCTCAGCGACGAGCAGAAGGGCGCGTTGTGCGATCTGGCGTACAACATCGGCATTGCTGCCTTCGGCGGCTCGACGCTTCTCAGGATGCTGAATGCCGAGCATATCCAGGGGGCGGCCGACCAGTTCCCGCTCTGGAACAAGAGCAACGGCGTCGTGCTGGAGGGCCTCGTAAAACGCCGTGACGCTGAGCGCGCGCTGTTCATCCTTGGGAGCAACTTCTCGGGGGAAGCGCCGCCGCAACCGGGGGGCGCGCAATGAACAGTCCATCCAGTGTCGTCACCGGCGGCGTGACCGTTACTGCGGCAACGCTCGTGCCGCTCGTGCAGTGGGCCCTGGGCGGCTTCCCGCATCCGATCCCTCCCGATGTGCCGTACCTGATAGCCGCGGGGCTCGTGACGGGCGCCCATGCGGCCTATAACCTGCTGGCCGCGCGCGCCGCTGGCAAGTCCACCGAAGTTCCGAAGCCGTAATCCCTCCCCACTCCCGAAGGTACTCACCATGAAATCCAAGATGCTGCTTACCGCGGCAGGCCTAGTCCTGCTCGCAACCCTGGCCGCTTGCGGCTCCGTCCAGTTCAAGCCGGTCTCCATTCCGGTCATTCCGCCGGCGCAGCTCGTGCAGCAGATCTGTCCGATCGTGAAGGCCGATCTCGCGATCCTGTCGACCTCGCCGGTGCTGACGCAGGCGCAGAAGGACGCGATCAATAACACGATCTCGCCCGCGAACAATGCGGTGTGTGCGACGGGCGCCACAGTCGACCTGACGAACCTGCAGACGTTTAACCAGACCGCGTTTCCGCTGCTGATCGGGATCATTGCCGCCAATCCGGAGATTCCGAGCCAGCCCGCGATTCTGCTAGGCCTGCAGCTCGGTCAGCCGATCCTGAATCAGGTCGTCGCGGATGCGATTGCCGCATCGAAGACGCCAGCAGTGCCGGCTGCCGCGTCCGCGCCAGCTGCTGCTTCGGCTGCCGCCGCGAGCCAGTAATGACGCCTCGCGACTTCGCGCTACTGGCGCAGGAGGCCTATACCGCGGCGCCGGACATCGGCCAGGCGGATAGCGCTTCCCGCGCCATCGTGCGCCATACCGACGCAGGCCTCGTAATTGCCTTCCCTGGCACCGATAACGCTGCGTGCTTCGCTGCTGACTTCGACATCGAGCCGTTCGACGTGGCCGGCATTGGGAAGGTCTATCGCGGCTTCTGGAGCGCCTGGGATGCGATCTCGCTGCCCGTGCTGGCTGCGGTGGCGGGTAAGCCCGTGATACTGGTTGGGCATTCGCTGGGAGCTGCAATGGCTCTCTGCGCAGCCGCCTACATGGCGGTCGGCGGCAATCCGCCTGCCGGTGTGTTTGCCTTCGAGCCACCGCGTGTCGGCGACGATATGGGCATTCGCACAGCTCTCGCAGCGGTGCCGCTCTATCTGTTCAGAAACGGCAACGACATGGTCACCGATCTGCCGCCGGCGGGTCATCATCCTGCGATGCTGATGCCAATCGGGATGCCGACCTTCCCGTTTCCCAATCTCGCGGACCATGCCATCTCGCGCGTGATTGCGGCTCTCGGGAATGCCTAGTTCCGGCAGGGCGGCGACGCAGCCTCCAGACTCGCGCGAATCGTCTGGCTCACCTGTTTCTGGATGAGCGCGTCCACGTGCCCCAGGTTCTGGTTGGCCGCCTCCAGCGCATCGATGCGCCTGCCGGCTGCTGCGTTCAGATACGCCGTCCAACCCAGGGCGGCGGCGAGCGCGATAATGACCGCGATGTAAGGTGCGTGTCTCTTCATGATCCCCTCGGGAGATTCGTCTGTTCTTTGGATATCGGCACGATACTCCGGTTTCTTGAGGACCGGAAGGTGTGCCCAGATCGTGCCCGCATCTATACAATACAGGGCGTAAACCCTAGAAACTGCCGCAATCTGGCAAAGTCTCCAAGCTGACCGGCGCGAGACTTTTCTGTTAAGAATCAAACTGTTGAATCTTACGTCAGAACCTCTGCAGCGATCCGCAGCACAAGCTTGGCGTGCTCTGCCGGCAAATCGAAAAACTCCCGTCGCGGGTCGATTCGGCGCTTGTCCAGAATCGAGTGAATTATTTCCTCCGCATCATCCATGTGCGTGACTGCTACGTATTCGACGATTTCCCACCTGCCGAGTGTTGCCGTCTGGAGGTCATGTATCCGCTTGGACACCGAGCGAGAGGTCTTGCCGATCTTGATGGCGCCGGGGTCGTCCATATTGCGGACGGCATAGATATACCCGGCATTACCCGGTTTAGTCTTGACCGCCTCCAGCAGACGCCGCAGCCTGTCCGAGGCAGTTTCTGGAGCGGATGCCGTCAGGAGTTTGGCCTCGTATTCGAGCGCCTCCTGCTCGGTCGCCAGGCGCGGCAGCGTCTCGCGTTTCCGGGTTCGTTTCCCGTTTCGGTACGTGTCGATGGTGACGACGTAGCACCCCTTCTTCTCATCGAAAGCTACCATGCGATTTCCCCTTATTGCCCATATCTCGCCCCAAAAGCGCCCCACATAAAAACGTAGGGCAGCCCACTTCCAATGGTTCGAGTCCGGTCCCCGGTACCACCGATGCTTCCAGTGTTTGCGAGTTTATACGGAAAATTAAGGAAATCAAGGGCATAACCGCATAGGTGTTTTCTTCAATTTGCTGGGCAAAACGGATGTTTGTACACTGGGCGCCCCAAATCAGCCCCGCGCGAGGCCCCACGATGGCATCGTTCTCCCCATGCAGCGCCGGATATCGAGTACAAATCAAGATCGGCACCGAGCGCGATTCCGGCACGTTCCGCACGCTGCGCGAAGCCAAGGCATGGGCTGCCGCGCGTGAGGTCGAAATGCGTGCGGCACGGGACTCAGATCCCGCCGAATTGCATACAGTGTCGGACGCGTTCAAGCGATATGTGCATGATGTATCGAGCACCAAGCAGGGCGAGCAGAAGGAACGGTTGAGGCTCGATGCCTTCATGCGTGACTTTCCGCATTTGGCGACCATGCGGCTGGCCGACTTCAAGACGCCGCAGCTTGCGGAGTGGCGCGACGCGCGGCTCAAGAAAGTCTCCGCATCGTCTGTCGTGCGCGATATCAATCTGCTTCGTAATGTGTTCATCACGGCCCGCAAGGAATGGCACTGGATCCACCATCATCCGTTCGACGGCCTGAAGGTACCGCTCGAAGCTCCGCCACGCGACAGGCGCGTCGATCCGTGGAAAGAGGTTCGGCCACTGGTTCGGGCGTTGGGCTATGTAAGCGGGAAGGCGCCGGAGACGAAAAGCCAGGAAGTCGCTTTGGCGTTTCTCATTTCGCTGCGAACTGCCATGCGAGTGAGCGAAGTGCTTCAGCTTGGGAAGGCGACGCTGGACATTCAACGGCGCGTGGCGACCGTTGGGCACAAGATGCAGTATGTGACGCAGAAGCCCAGAAAGATTCCCCTGACGCGCCATGCGGTGCGACTCCTGACGCCTGTCGCGCACCTGGAGCGATGCTTTGCCGTCGATTCGGAATCGACCGACGCATTGTTCCGCAAGGCCAAGAAGCGCCGCAAGATCGAGGGGCTTCAGTTCAGGGATGCGCGGGCCGAGGCACTTACTCGACTGGCGCGCAAGGTCGATGTTCTCACGCTCTCGAAGATCAGCGGGCATAAAGACCTCGAAATGCTCTCCCGCGTCTACTATCGGGAGAGCGAAGAGGACATAGCGGCGCGCATTTAAGCGCGCGCCCTGTCAATCAGCTCAATCGGAATCATGCCGCATTTGTTGAGGCGCAGGATTCCTGACTTCAGCATGTTGTGCACGGTCCGCGCGCTCACGCCGAGCATTTCAGCCGCCTGCTTCTGATTGACCTGAGTGGGTCGCGGATGGCGCGCGGCATAGATCTCGACCGCCTGGACTGCCGTCTCCAGTTCGCTCATACATCCCTTCCATCATCAAAATTCATCGGCTGCCGGAATATGCGCCCCTCGATATCAGATGCCCGCACAGCCGGCGCATCTCCAAAGAACCAGACATCATGCGGATGCCGAAAGATGCCAGACTCCCGAACCGCCTCCCGCTCCCGCTCCGGCATCTCAATCACTCCCGGAATGCGCTTCCTCGTGCGGTAGTAGGTCTTGCGCCAACTCGCTTTATGCGGCCCGAACTTCTGCTTCTCGCCCTCGAGCAGATAGCCGAGTTCCATTGCGCGGTCCACAGCGTTACGGATGGCTGAGCTGCTTATGGTCATTCGCGCGGTGAGTTCGACGATGGTCAGCGGCCCGTGCTTCGTGGCAAGCTCGCAGACGGTGTGCAGGGTTGAGGCTTCGCGTTCGGCGGAGGATGGGTTCATGGTTTGGCCTTCATGTCGATAGAGGCGGTAGCGGCGCGTGCGAATGCTTGCATTGCTGTGATGAACATTTCCGAGAGCATCTGTGCGCTCTCGGCGGTCAATTCGTCAGGCCAAAATAGATTTGCGCAGCCGCCCTCAGGAAGAATTACGCGCAACTCTCGCAGGCCTTGCGCGAGCGGCTTTGCCGGTCGCGGGATAGATGCGGCACGCGGGCAACGAAGCATCGCGGCATATGTCCGCAGATCGCGCGCAGTCGCCACTTCCTGATCGTGGATTTGTTGCGTTTGCAGGTCGTCGCCCCAGTCGCCGTTTGTCGCGTGGCAGGCGCGCAGGCAGTCCGCGCCGCCCTGAATGATTCGAGCGGCACGCGACAACAGCGCGCAAGCGGCACGCGTGGTCATGCTCATGGTTTGTCCTCGAAAAGATCGGGCTGCGCACGCTTGCCGCCGCTCGATTCCGACAAGTGCGCGGGGCAGAAGTGGGTATCGGCACCAACAAGATGCGCATGCACAGCACACAAATGCCGGTCGCACGTCTTTCCGGGTCGCGCGCGGTAGTCACACTGAAAGCCGCTCAGCACAT